ACAATAACCCAAATCGTGCGGGTTGTCAACCAACAATTCGCCAATATTGCCGCCGCCGTCCTCGGTAAATATCCGGTAACGTTCGTTATCAATTACGGCAATACGTTTGTCGGGCTGTCTGAAAATAATCCAATCCATAACCCCGGTTGTTCTGTTTGCCTCAAAGGTTATGACGCTTTCAATAGGCAACCAATAAAAATACGGGGTCGGGTAACGGTCGTTGTTGGGTTCGGTCGGCATATCCACAATTAAGACGCTGTTTATTTCCGTCTTGAAATACTCCCAACCTTTTGTACTCCAAATTTCCGGCTCTTTTAATACGTCCTGTCTGTAATACTCCCAATCGTCCCTTTGCTCTGTGTTCTGAAACTGATAATTGAACGCCGGGTTACGACCGTCAAAAATACGGCTCAACTTATCAAAACAAATTCCCGTTACCTCATTCGTGCGAACGGGGTAACGGAAAAGAGTTTTGAATATTTTGAATTTGTCGTGCGGAATAAGATTGCCAACCCATGCCAAAAAATCGGTCGTCGGTTGACACATCAACGGGGTAACGTTGGTTTGGGCGTGAAACTTAATACGGTTTTGGTGTATAACCGCTTTATTTATCGTCGCCCGTTTCCGTGGTTCCGTTATCTGTTTTCTTATTTCCTTTACGTCTAATCCCATTATCGACAAATTCAAAAGTTGATTTTTCGGGTAATCGCCAACCTCCATTGTTTCGCATACGCAAAAGCCTTTCGGCGTGGCTTATCTCATAATCGACGGTTACGTTTAAGGTCGGACACTCCAACGCAACCTTTGTAACCTTTGCGTTCATTACGCCCCGGCTGCCTTTAAGTCCGTCAACGGATTAAACGACGGTGCGATAATTGCCAAATCGTCCGACCAATTAGGCAAAAACGACCATTGTATTGCGTTGCTGTCGGGGGCTTCCAATCCGCCCAACGTTTTGTCGCCAATGAACAACGAACGTATCGGAATTGGGTAATACGTCCCGTCGGTTGTGGCGTCCTTAATCGCTCCGATTGTGCCGTTTTCGTCGAAAAGGAAAATACCCAAATTGTCGCCCCAACTTTCGCATTGCATTTCCTTTAACGCTTTTATTACTTCCTGTGGGGCTTTGCGGATAACTCCGGTAAACGGGGTTGGTTCACGCCCTATAATTTCCTCAACGCCTCCCAACGTTTCGTTACCGCCTCCAAAGGTGCGGGCGGCTCCCGCCTCGGCGGTTGGGGCTTGGATATACGGGGAAACAACAATTTTGGTTCCGTCCGCCGCCATCATTTTCGGCGTCCACGACGCAAGCAATGTTATTGCCGCTTCACTCGTAAAACTGTTTTTCGCTCCATTGTCATTGGTTAGACGCTGAAACGCTACTTTTTGAATTTGCCCGAAACTTTCGGCGCAAGTAATGGCGGGTACATCGGGCAAAGCCGCCGCCGCTGGACATTTACAAATTGGCATAATCTTAATTTTTTAACGTTAAAAACTTATGTTACTATCTCCGGGGGTTTACCCTTTACCCCCTTTGTTTCGGCTACAAAGTTATAAACTTTTTCAGTTATAAACTTGCATATCCCAAAAATATTGCTAATTGCAACGCTTTACGCCTCGGTTGGCGTGTGCGTATGGCTGTATATTACCGTCGGCAATTTCCTTTTCGTATATCCCGGTCAATCCGTCCTCCGGGTCGTCGTGCGTGTTCGCATCGAACTTGCGCAAAAATCCGGTTACATGGTCGTACACGGCTTTGTATCTCGTTTCCCAACCGAACGGCATAATAATACATTGGTTTACCATTGCCGACGCTGTTATTATCCGGCTTTCTTTATTGCCGCCTTGATAAAACGGGTCTGTCATTGCCCGCACTTTCTTTTTAATAACCTTTTCGTAACCCGCACCGCCGTTGTTACTCTCAACCCATACTTTTTGCGTCCCGTTCCGGTTAATCATCGCCGGGACGGTTACGGTTGTAACGTCCGTGTTTTCGTCCGTCATTTCCATATCGGTAATAAGCGCATACAATATCGGCTCCATACGCTTTGTTTGCTCATTGAAAAACAGATTGGGCGATTTGTACACGTCATACGTTGCGGCAAACAAAAGGTCGTCGCCCTCATCGGCAACGTCTATGTATGCACCGGAACGAATATACGTGCCGTAATCGGATTTTTCAACCCACGTTTTGAAAGGCTGATACAATCGACCCTCGGCACTTCCGGGGTTGCCTTGATACAAACATTGGAATTGTACGGGGTCTAATGCCTTTTGCCCCTCCAATTTTAGTTTACTGTGTCGCCCCTCCCATAAAGCCGCCCCCGGTTCCCGTGGGTCTATCTCGGTCGGTTCCCCTGTTTTGATTGCCTCAAAGTTTATGCGAACCCATGCGCCGGGGGGTATGTTCTGTAAATCCGCCCAACACGTTATATCAATGATTATTTCCCCGCTTTTCTCAATGCGTCCAATCAAATCGTCGTCGTGCCAACGGGTAAATACAATCAATTCTTGCGAATTGTTATGCAAACGGGTACGTACAACGGTCGTGTACCATTTCCACGCCGCCGCCCGTACTATTGGGCTGTTACCCTCGGCGTAATCCTTATACACGTCGTCCAATATGGATACGTCCACGGTTTTAGACGTCAGCGAACCGCCACGACCGACGACACGCAACGACCCCTTACGCCCGACCATTTCGATAACATCGGAATTGCGCAAATAGGTATTCGCCATTGTTACGACGTTCGACCCATTTAAGTACGTGCCGGGGAATAATTCACGATACCGGGGCGTGTCGATTATTCGTTGAACGTCCCGGTTAAAATCCCGTGCGATTGTCGCCGCATACGAACCGATACATATTTTGCGGTCGGGGTCTAACCCCAACATAAATGCGGGTAATTTGCGGCTTGACCCCTCCGAATTATGCGTCGGTATCAAATCCATTCCGGCTAAATACATCCCGCCGTCCACTTGTATGCAATTTACCATAACATCGGCATTTTCTGTTATAGCCTGTATAAAGAATTTCTTTTTATCGTTTCTATCATTTGCCGTTTTATTATCTATCCGGGCTTGTTTCCTTGCTAATTTGAATATCTGAACATTCTTATCGGGTGTAAACATCAAACGCATTTTTTTTCCTACTCTTCTGCCATTTAATATAGCGTCATAAATGTGTTTAGTTGGTTTTATTCCTAACGTCCTTAACAAGATATAAACATCATTAGCCAGCGTCCCGTCCTTTTGCGTAAACTCACAACGCCCTTTTTTATCCACCGTTCCATCTGTATCCATTAATCCACGCAACAATTCATAACGCTGTTCTACGCTGGCTGTGAAATAATCTGCTGGAATATGTTTATTCCCAAGTAATCCGCACAAACGTAATTTACGGCTTAATCCGGGAACTAATACTCTAAAATATCCATCCTTTACTTCTCTTATTTCTCCTATCCCGGTATATGACTTAACATCTTGTTTGCCGGATATTATTACACCCTGCGCACTTATTCCATCGCCCAACCATAATCCCAAAATATACGGGTCAATAGGTAGGGTTTTATGCGGCATATCTAAAACGGCATCAGCCTTAATATATGGGCTGCGCCTGTGCTTTTTCGTGAATATATCTTGTGTTTCTGTTATTTCTTCCTGTCTGCCTTTATGATTATCGTGGTCGGCATATATCTTCCACAAATGCTCATGTGCTGATATTACAGAAATACCATCGGCAAAATCCATTTTCATTGTATGCCACATATATTTGCCGAAATTAAATAACACTTTCTTTGGCTTTCCGTCATCTCCAAAAACGAAATCGCCCGGTTTTAAATCTCCGTGCGCTTTCCACCCCTTAGTCGTTAGTATCGGGGTATCTATTGGCAACGCTTTCCCATGTTGCGGCGGCTGTTGTACAATCATCTTTCGTATTTTGCCATGCGCAAACATATCCAACAGGGTATAATATACAACATGAAACGGTTCCAATACCAAATCCGGTTGCATATACCGGGAAAAGTTGATAAGACGTTTACGGGCGGCGGCTCGCACCAATTCGCCGGGGTCTGCCTTGATTGCCTCGTACATCTTCAATAATTCCTCGTTGCTCATGGTCGTACAATTTTATCGGGTGTAACTATCAATTCGCCGGGCTTTTTCGGTATCCAATTCAAACACGCCGTTTCGCTTCTTATCCGGGAACGGTTCGGAGTAAACGGACAACGGCAACAAATCGGCAATCTATTTGCAACATCTAAATTCTCATGGTCGAAATACCAAACACCGTGTCCGCAATCCCCGCAATAATGGTTCGTTTTGGTTACAACCTGTTTAACAACATTCATTCGCCTTGCCATTATTGCGCCCCTCCTTTCTCGGCGATTGTCTTTTGAAATTCTGCGGACTGCAATTTGTCGGCGACGGCAAACAACAGGTCGTCCGGGATTGCCTTAACATCGTATTTCGGTTTATCGTCGTCCGTCCCGGCATTATATCCGGGTATCTCAATTTTAACGGGGGCGTCAAATCCTAACATCTTTGCCCGGCGTTGTTGGATATTCAAAAGCAAGTCCAAAAAACGGGGGTTCCCGGCGGACGTTTCGGTTGCTGTTTCATCATACCCGTAATACGTGGGTTCCGTGTCCTCGGCATCCGTCTTTATCGGTCGTCCTCGGTTAGTACGCTCCTTTACTTTTTGGCGTCCCTGTTTCGACGCCTCCCATGCCTCCCACGCTTGTTGCTCCATTGCATCCAACTTGCGCAATTCCTGCGTAACATAATCGTCGATTGTTTCCAACCGTTCCCGCTTCCATTCGATAAGGGTTTGTTGCAAATCATAATAGACAATCGACAACGATAAGGTATAATTGCATCC